GGTAGTAAGAGAGACCAGAAGGCTAGAGACCAACTGATAACAAGAGCGAATAGTTTCTTCATTTAAAGACTCCTCTGTAGACGAGATAGAAAATACAAGTGATGAAGAGCCACGATTGTAGCGGGTTGAGATACGGCTCGATGTTGCCATTAATCTTCATCACCCCACATTCTATCTGGTTCACTGGAACTGGAGCAATCCTCGCAGTTGCCTCTGTCAATGCCGTGTTCGCAATCATCTGATTCTATACCCATTGCGACATCATCTTCTAGTTTTGGTTTCATGCTATCTTCCTTCCCATAACTTATGGATTTCTCCATCTTTTCTGTGGACTCTTAGTAAAGCGTATAATTCTTCTTGTGAATTACTATTAAGCGTAGCCCCACATACACATACTTTTCTATAATGTAGAGTTTCACTCATATTACTGCTCCTAATCTTTTATATGAATAAGTAACGGTATACATTTCTGTATCTCTATCGTAGGTACGGTTTGCTTTGCACCTACCTTGTTCTGTATTGACACACTTGAATATTCCAGGGATATCCGTGCATTGCCAATGGTGTTCGTGGCTCATACACTGGCACTAATTTTTGCCCAAGCGCAGGGTGTGCAGTAATTTCGGGGGGCAAGGTCTGTTGCCTTGACCATAATTTCTGTCTCACATCCGTAGCAGTATTGTAGTTTATATTTAATATCCGTACTCATTTGATTGTATCCCTTCTTTCCATTCGCAACTCATCAAAATGGTCATCGATATTTATATACCTATCCCAACATTCAGGATGAGTACCACTAATTATCTGCTCTCGCAGTTCTGTTGTCAAGGATTTAAAGGCATCTTGTATTGGATTGCCACGCAGATAGTTGTATAGTTCTGTTTCATCTACTTGAACAACGCCTTGTTCTCCACACCATACGCACTTTTTAGTAAAGATACCTTGTATCATCGGGCTTCCTTATCTATTCTAATTTTACGGCGTAGATTTATATTCTCCCGTTGTAGTTCCATATTTTGTCTGATTGATACGGTCACTACAACTATACTGCCGACCAGTGCTATACAGACTGCTAGTAAATCACCTGCTCCTAAATACATTTTATCTCCTTTGATTAGTTATTGACTCGTAGATTACCGTAGTAGTTACACCCCAGGCGCGAAAAAAAAGAGTAAGGCAGGTGAGAGCCTAAGCCCCCACCTGCCTCTATCTTTAAGCGGATACTTCTACTTTTTGGACAACAATTTGTGTCCAAGGAGCACGCTCACGGTTTTTATCTAAGCGTGTTTGAATCTCACCTGTGATAGTAACTTTCTCGGTTACACCTTCGGTTTGAGATAGTTCTAACAACTGACCCTTGACGGAATCATCAAAGCATACGATTGGCATTGATGCTTTGAACCAGTTGTTATCATCACGGTCTGTGATGTTGCCTGTTAGGAACTTGGTTGTTGTTCCCTTGCTTGCGAGGTTCTTGATAGTACCTGTCATTGTTACTGTATTCATTTTGTCTCCTTAGTTACATAGTTTAGTTTACTAGGGGAAGTCCCCCAGGCACAAGGTGCTGGGGGCTTCCCTTGAACTCTTATATGTTGACGAGTTCGCAGTTTGGACAAGCGATTTGTGAGTAGCATACATAGTGACAGTCGGCACACACGGTGCTACCGACTGGCACTTCGACATTTAGGTCGAAGAAGCGGTCAGATAGTAGAGACATTGGCTCTAGAAACTCGTCCCGTATAGACCCATCGTTCCGCTCGGTTCTTGGACTCACCCAGTCGTGACCACTTGGGTCATCGGACTTACGGGTTAGAGTCCAACGGTATACATCGTTACCGTCGTCTACTATTTCCCAAGCGCGGTCTGTTAGTTGAGCGTCACGCTCGTCGGCACAAGCGTCACAAACGGATTCTGCTAACATACAAGTGTAGCAACCGTTTGCTAGGGAGAGATTATCCTGTGTATAGTCGTACATTTTTTGTTCTCCTTTTTTTAACCTGATACCCGCGATTACCTCTCGGTTCAGGATTGCGCCACTTTGAATCATACTAGGTCACTCAGACAGCGCATTCTTGCGCTGGATGCGGGGCGTGGATGCGGCTGCGACTTTAGGAGCAGGCTGGCGGCTGAGCCAGCCCGCAGACACGGCGTTGCGGGGATTCCGCAACGAGAAATCGTGAGCGCTAATCAAAGGACCGCCTTGCCCGATGGCAAGGCTTCGCGTCCTTTGATGCGAGCGATTTGACCAGTATGATACAAGGCGCGCAGTCCTGAGAGAGAGGATTCTGCCAGCGTTATGGCATTCTGGAGTGAGCACAGCACTGCCCAGTGTGGCTGCGTGAAGCGCTGACACACTGCAGTCGGCTGGCGGAGCGGGGGTGCGACAGTAGCACGGGCGTGGTTGCCTATGGCAAATAGTTTTTAGTCTGCTGCTGCCCCTTGGCACTTCGTGTTGTGGCGAGAGACACATAGAAAAACCTGGAGCAGACAAAAACTTTTTGCCGCTCGCATAGGCAGACACGGCGGGCAGCCTGTCGCACGAACGGTGAGGGTTTAGCCCGTTCGTATTTATTTTTTTATACGGATAGAATAGATAGTAGTCTGACTGGGGCGCAGACAGCAGGTCAAGCCCGCAGACTGCTATCCGTAGCGTCGCTACTCTATCAGTACAGAGCGGCAGCATTTAACAGTTCTGCGGGTCATATAATGACCCCAGACTGTTAAATAGTCTTTTACCACCGTAGTAGTATCTATACCAAAAATATTTCCGTACAGATATAGCCTGTGCACCAGTTCTATCTATATAGGCTCTGACCTGCGGTTTTATCCTGTGCTAAAAATACTTTGGCAAAAAGTGTTCGTTTTGCCTGTTTGAACGGATTAATACTATATAGAGGCTATTTATTATTCTGATAGTAGCAAGTTCTTCAGGAACTTGCGTTACAACCTGTATCTACTATCTGTTACAGAATAGACTAACAGTATGTAGATGGGACAGTTCTATGACTTTTCAGAAGGGGCAAAACAACCCCCAAAAACTGGCTACCGCAGAGGCAAAGAAGAAAGTTCTTGCCCTCGTTGCCGAGGGACTATCTACCCGTAGGGCTATGGAGCAGATTGGCTTCAAGTCAGATACCATCAGAATCTGGATGTTGCGGGATAAATCCTTTGCTGCTGATTTAGAGCAGGCTATATCAGATTCTAAAACTAATTCCATTAAAGCCCTAGGTATAGCCAGAGAAGATATTACCTTCCCCCAGTTTTCAGAAATGTTTTTAGACCAGCGGGTATTCCCCCACCATAACGACTGGGTGGACTTACTAGAGGATAGACCCCCTACTTGGCTTCATGAAAATATGATTTACGAGCCAGGAGATAAGACACGTATCTTAATCAACGTGCCCCCTGAGCATGCCAAGTCCACAGTCATAACTGTGAACTACTCTACTTATCGTATCGCCCTCAACCCTAACATCCGCATTATTGTGGTGAGTAAGACGTTGAACAAAGCACGCGAGTTCGTGTACGCAATCAAGCAAAGACTGTCCCACCCACGCTGGACTAAGTTGCAAACAACTTTTGGTCCTGAAGGGGGCTGGAAAGAAGACTCAGATACTTGGCGAGTTGACACCGTTTACCTTGGGGGCGATGCGAGAAATTCAAGCGAGAAGGACCCAACCCTTCAAGCACTAGGCATGGGTGGTCAGATTTACGGCGCCCGCGCCGACTTGATTATCTTGGACGACTGTATTACTACGGCTAACGCCCATGAGTATGAGAAGCAGATTGATTGGCTTCAGAAGGAAGTTATTACCCGTTTGGGTAAGAACGGTAAGTTACTTATCGTAGGGACACGAATTGCAGCGCAAGACTTCTACAGAGAAATACGGGAACCGAAATATTGGTCTAATGGCAAAAGCCCTTTTACTTATATGGGCATGCCTGCTGTATTGGAATATAACGACAAACCAGAAGACTGGGTTACGCTCTGGGCAAAGAGCGACGTCCCTTGGGATGGCGATGAAGATACGCCTGATGAGAATGGGCTTTATCCCAAGTGGGATGGCAAAGCGTTATTTAAACGCCGCGGAGAAGTAACTCCCAATACATGGGCTTTGGTTTATCAGCAGGAGGATGTTGAAGAAGATTCAATCTTCCCTCCCGCCTTGGTGCAAGGCAGCATCAAAGGCTCAAGACATAGTGGTCCCTTGCGCCCAGGCGCGGTGGGACATCCGACTCAGGTTGAAGGCTACACAATTATTGGCTTTGACCCTGCGATGACAGGTAACGCTGCTTTCGTAGCGGTTACTTACAATAGACACGATTCCAAAATTTACGTTTTGGACTGCTTCAATATGTCCTCTCCGTCTCCGCAAAAAATTCGTGAGCACATCGAGGCATGGGTAATCAAATATAAACCACAAGAGTTTAGAGTTGAGATTAACGCTCACCAGAAAGCATATTCTTTAGATGAAGAGTTAAGACAATGGCTAGGCTCCTATGGGGTTCGGCTTGAATCACACTTCACTGGCAAGAATAAGTGGGACACAAACTTCGGCGTAGCATCTATGTCTACGCTATTTGGCACTACCCGTGATGGTAAGTTCCAAAGCAACAACATCGTAGAACTTCCTTCCACTGATGGCTCAGAGGGATTGAAGGCGCTAGTCCAGCAATTAATTACTTGGAAAGCCAACACACGTGGAAAGACTGACTGTGTTATGGCGCTCTGGTTTGCTGTTCTTAGAGCAAGAGA